CTGGTGGCTGATTCTGCCGGCCTGGTTCGCCATGTCCTACCTGACGATTCTGGTGTCTCGGCTGGAGGAGAAGGAGTGAGCCGACTGGTTTACGCCTCCACCGACAAGTGCAAGGCGTGCGAAGACAAAAAGCCGTACGCCCTGGACCTGTGCCACGGGTGCTATGACCGGCTCCGGAAACACGGAACAACCCAGCGTCGGTACGGAGGCACCGCATGGGAGGTCGCCTGGAGGTACGTCGAGATTGACGATGAGTCCGAATGCTGGATTTGGCGCGGGTCAATTGCCGGAAGCGGCTACGGAACGATCATGTTCAAGGCGAAACAGACCGGGGCACATCGATTTGTATTCGAGCATATCGCCGGACGGAAGATTCCGGATGGGTTAGTACTTGACCACTTGTGCCGAAACATCGTTTGCTGCAACCCAGATCACCTTGAGGCGGTCACAGCGGGTGAGAACATTCGACGGGGTCTTGTTCCTGGGCTGAGATGCGGACATGACGAATCTCGTATCTCAGAGGCTTGGCGCAAGCGGACAGATGGCAAGCCACAAAAGGTTCGTACCTGCCTGGAATGCGAGAAAATAAGAGGACGACGTGACCGCGAACGACGGAAGGCGGCGGCATTAAATGGCCTTCGGTAGAAAAGCGGCAATCACGGCATCGGCGGCTCTGACCACCGAGACAGTGCCCCAAAGAAAGTCCCTGATTGCATCGGCCCTGCGCTTTAGGTTTGACGATGCCAGCTACAATTCATATCGATTCAGAGACGAAGCATGGCAAAGAGAATTGTGGCGACTTTGGAGAATAACTCCGGAGCTTCATTTTGCCGCTAGTTGGGTCGGACAATGCTGTTCCAGGGTCCGAATCTATGTCGCTGATGTTGATGAATTGGGCCGGGTTCAGGGTGAGACGAAGAATAAGCAGATTCAGTCGTTAAGCGACAAGCTGCTTGGCGGTCCGTCCTCTAAGGCTGAGCATTTGCGCATGATGGGCATTGACCTCAGCGTTTCTGGCGAGTGCTATATCATCGGCAATCCTGGCGATGCGGTAGGCCCCGATAAGTGGTACATCGTGACGCCTACGGAGTTCCGGCGGATCCGTGGCAGCAACGGCGAATGGGACTGGGCTTGGGGCCCTAAGGGTAATCCTATGAAGCTCGACCTGGAGAAGCAGGTCGTTACCAGGGTGTGGAAGCCGGATCCGGAACGTGTCTGGTGTGCTGACTCGCCAGCCAGGGCCTGCTCTTTGATTCTTCGGGAACTAGAACAGTTAACCAAGCTGGTCGCCGCCGAGATTGACTCCCGGCTCATTGGCAATGGTCTGCTCATCATCCCCAACGACCTGGATTTGCCGCAGGAAGAAAACACCACCAACAACGCCGACTCTTTGATGATCCGTATGGCCACCGCGGGCGCCCAGGGCCTCAAAGGTGAAGGCTCAGCACTAGGTGTTTTACCGCAGATCATTGAAGCCCCCGATCCGGACCGGTTCCGGCATTTGACCTTGTCGACGGAGCTGTCGAAAACGGCTCACGAGCTGCGCAAGGAATGCATCGAACGGCTTGGCGTCGGCATGGACATGCCGCCCGAGGTGCTGTCCGGAACTGGCGATAGCAATCACTGGAACTCGTACCTGATTGAGGGCCAGGGAATCAAGACCCATATTGAACCTCTGATGAATCTGATTTGTCAAGCCCTGACGGAAGCGTACCTGTATCCGGCGCTAGTCCTCATGAATAAGGACCCGAGCCGCTACACCTACGCCTTCGACACGTCGCCGCTGATCGTTCGGCCGCAGCGGCTGCAGGACGCCTTGAACTTGTACGAGAAGGACCTGATCAACGCCCAGGCCGTCCGTGAAGCTGGGTTCTTCCGCGAAACCGACGCCCCCACGGTCCAGGAATCCGCCGGCCGGAAGACGTACGAAGTCCTGCTACGGGATCCGCAGCTGTTCCAGAACCAGGCCATTCGCGAAGCTGTCGGCATTCCCGAGTCGGTCATTCCGCAGCTGTCGATGGTGGCGCCGACCGCGCAGTCCATCGGCATGGGTCCCGGGGGCAGCAGTGGCGGGGGAGGAAGCGGACCTCCGCCCCCGATGCCGCCGCCGACTGGCATTCAGTCGGAGCTGCCGCCCCCGATTCCGGACACGTTGGGCAAGGTTGGTGCCCCGCCGACCCAGCCGGGTGGACCGATCGGCCGGCCGCCGGACAACAGCCCACCGCCGACGGGTCTGACCGCTTCGGCGATGACGACGCAGCAGATGGGCGTTGTCGTCCTGGCCGAGGCCACTGTCCGACGGGCCCTGGAGTTGGCCGGGAAGCAGCTGTTGGACAGGAACAACCGCAACCGCTGGCCCGACGTCCCGGCCCACGAGCTGCACACCCGCATCACCGTCGAGGATGCAGCCAGGGCCAACCGGCTGCTGCTGCGGGCCTGGACGCAGCTGGCCAGTTTGGTGGCCGTGGTTGACGAGGAGTTTGACGTCAGCCCACTGGAGAAGAGTCTGCACAAGTACTGCGCCAACCTGCTGGTCCGAGGTGTGGCGCATCAGCCGCCGATGCTGCTGAGCGCCTTGATTCAGGACGGCGTGATTCATGGGCGTTAGCCGCGGTGCGGAAGACGGAGTGTTCCGGGCAGCCAAGGAAGGGCTGGTCCGGTGGCTTGGTCGCGCCCGCGAGGTGGTGATGGCGCCGTGGCGGCAGTTCCAGGCGACGCCGAATCCGCAGGCCATTGCCTCGACGGTGCCGTTGTGGCAGGCGCAGGTCGACAGGATTCTGCCGGCGTTGACTCCGGCGCAGCGGGAAGGGTGGGCTGCGGCGCATCTGCCTGGCGACTTTGAGCCGAATGACCCGTTCATTCAGGCCAACTTGGCATTGACGTACAACCTGCTGGTCCGGATTCCGGACGAGGTTCATGCCATGGTGGTCAGCGCCATTCTGGAAGGCGCACAGAAGGCGGAGTCAACGGAGCAGATCGCCAACCGGGTCGACGACATCCTGACCTATACCGGGTCCGAGAACTGGGAGTCCAGGGCCCGAACGATTGCCCAGACGGAGTCAAATAGGCACTACTCGGGTTCCATGCTGGCTCATGGACTTCTACGCGAGCAGATGGGGGACGCATCGCTCACCAAGCGGTGGGACACCCGGATGGATGGCAAGGAACGGGACTGGCACAAGGACGCCAACGGCGACGTCAAGCCCTTGAAACAACCTTTCGTAGTCGGCGGCGAGGGGCTGCTGTTCCCCGGCGATCCCACCGGCAAGCCATCGAATGTTATCAATTGCCGGTGTGAACTTCGGCTCCTGAAGAATGGCGGGTTGCAATGACAGTACGCTTCCGTGGCCTCCTGGCTCCAACGGAGGTCCCCACCGGCGATGGCCGCATGTTCGCCTCGGGGAAGTTAACCAGTCGCCCGATGCCGATTCCGCTGATGGTGCGGTTCGGATCCGGCGGCCACGACGGCGCCACAGTCGTCGGAAAAGTCAACCGGATCTATGACGGCCCTGGCGGCTACTGGGGTGAAGGAGAATTTCTTGACCCCACTATGGTGCCGGAAGTTCCCAAAGCGATCTACATGCTGAACAATAAGGTCATGGGCCCGTCGGTGGACTTAGACCGGGACTTCACTGTTGAGGCAGTGAAGCACCCGACTCGTGCCGACAAAAAGGCCGGATTATTCAAGGAGTACAACGTCATTGGCGTGACGTTGGTGCCCATGCCGGCGTTCCATCAGGTGCACATGGCGATCGACAACGATGACGACAAGGCCCTCGTCGCCTCCGTGTTGCCCGAAATGGACATGTCCGATTGGCACCCCTTTGCGGTGAATGGGGACAGCTGGAAGCAGTGGCCGCTGGCCCCCAGGGACTACAAGTTCGACGCCGACGATGCCGTGAAGCGGATCGCATTCTGGTCTGGCATCGGGTCGAAGGAGCCGAACCTGAACGGCTACGCGTCGGCGTTCCTGTGGCGCAACGGCAACCAGGTCGGCGACAGCCTGGCCCAGGACTCGTTTCGGCTGCCCTTGGCTGACGTCATCAACGGCGAGCTGCATCTGATCTACCACGCGGCGTACGCCGCGGCGGCCCTGCTGTCCGGAGCCCATGGTGGCCTGCCGAACATCCCGGAGGAAGACAAGCAGGCCATGGTCCCGGTCCTCAACGAAGTTTACGCAGCCTGCGCTGAGGCGTTTGGCGATCCGAACCTGGTCTCGCCGTTCATGCGGGACCGGCAGGAAGGCACCCCGCAGTACTCGGTCACGTTCCAGGACGAAGACTGCGGCTGCGACGACCTCCAGTCGCATGTGGAACCGATGAAAACTTATAACGCGGCCAGCGGAATGCTGACCATCGTCAATTCGGATGGGACTACGACAGTGGTTCCGGTCGACAACTTCACCCTCAGTTTCGCGCCGCTGCCGCCGGACGTGCTGAAAAGCATCGACGAAGAAGATGAGCCATACAATGGCTCGGGCTGTCATTTCGACGAAAATGGCATGTGCGCCGTTTGCGGCTACTGAGGAGACAATGATGATGGACAAGAAGCCGTACGGCAACGTCAAGTACGCGGATGAAGGGATGCAGCCGGATGGTAAGTCTCGCTATCCCCTGAATACGGAGGCTCACTGCCGTGCCGCATGGGCATACATCAATATGCCGAAAAACGCTGCCAAGTATGACGCCAAGCAGCTGAAGACCATCAAGGATCGGATCATCAAGGCCGGCAAAGAGTATGGGGTGGACTTCCACGATGGGGAAATGGGCGTTGCAGCTGTTTCGATGGGAGACAATCCCGCCGCGCTGCTGGCATCAATCGCGCCCGTCGCCCCTCCGTCCGCGTGGTTCTCGGATCCCGGGCTTAAGGCGCCCACGCCGCTGACCATTGAGGACAACGGCCGCGTCTATGGCCACCTGGCCCAGTGGAAGGTGTGCCACGTCGGCATCGGCAACAAGTGTGTGATGGCGCCGAAGACCCGGACCAACTATCAGCTGTTCCGGGTGGGCACAGTCCGAACCGATGACGGAAAGACCATCCCCATTGGCAAGATCACCTTGGGGACGGGTCATGCCAGTGACCGGTGGGGCATTATGCCCAGCCGCGAGCACTACGACAACACCGGCTGGGCTGCCGCTGTGGTCAATGTTGGCGAGGATCGGCATGGCATCTGGGTGAGTGGTTCGTTGACCACGACAATGACCCCGGAACGTATTGCCGAATTGCGTGCCGCGTCGTTGTCTGGCGACTGGCGCGAGGTCAACTACAACCTGGAACTGATCGCGGCCCTGGCCGTCAATAGTCCAGGTTTCCCGGTGTATCGGGAGCAGGGTGGCAGGAGTTTCAGCCTGATGGCGGTTGGCGTCATCGGCCAGGAGGAGGAGTACATGGACGAGGAAGCTGAATTCTCCGTCGAGGAGATGGAAGAGGCTACCGGCTTCGCCGCCGCCAAGGACGCTGACGTCGAAGATGAGGAAGTCGACGAGGACGACGGCGAATCCGGCGACGAGGATGACGATGGTGAAGACGATGATGATGCGGAGCTGTCGGCTCGGCTGGAGCGTTGGACCGCCATCGAGGAAGAGCTGGAAGAGCATCAGCTAGAACGCCGAGCCGCCCAGCTGGCCGCCATTGATGATGAGCGGATGGCCCTGGCCGAAAAGTCGGAGCGTGCCGCACCGGCTGGGTCCGTGTCGCCGACCGCCGAAGATGATGCGGTTTTCATCCAGTACAACGCCCGCTTCCAGGCTTTAGCGCAGGAGTAAGGATCTTCGGTGGCTATCGACCTTAGCCGGTGGAAGCCGGAATTGCACCCTCGTGACTCGAAGGGTCGGTTCCGCGACAAGTGGGGGCTGTCGCCTAAAGCCCGGTCCGAGGTGGACCGGCTGCTGGCGAACTTCACTGACACCCCCCCTCTTCGCAGCAATGAACATGCTGCGAGCTACCTGCGTACGCAGGCACCACCAAAGAGGTCGGACCGCCAGAAGGAAGCTATTCGGAAGTTCTTGAGCCGCGAAGGTAACGAGAACATCCAGTCGACGTTGCGGGCGCACGACAAGCCGACGCCCGACATCAAGGAACTTGACGGCATGATGGTGCCGTTGGAGCACGATCTGGTTCTGAGTCGAGTGGTAGGTCCGGACGCTTTTGGTCTCCGCGGCGAGGATATGGCCGGGGTCGAGGAGTGGAACGGCCAGAAGCTGATGGACTACGGCTTCTCGCCGTACAACATCGGTGACGCCTATCAGATCGCTGGACCGCATATCGAGATGCGGGTCCTGGTGCCGAAGGGCACTCCGGCTCTTATTGTCGGCGGTGACGGAAACAGCGCTGACGATGCCCGTACTGTCATTTTGCCGCGTGAGCTACCGACGCAGAACATCAAGATTCAAGATGATGGTCGCGGTGGCTGGTATGCCATGTCGGTTGTGGCTCCGGAGCAGGGTTCCGGGAAGGTGGCCCGAGGGCTGGCGGGTCGGCCGTTGCCGGCTCGGGACAAGTCGCCGGCTATTGAGGCCACGCCTGACGAGCTGGAGCGTCGTGGCATCTCCCCGGAGGAAGCTGGTGTCCCAGCCCCCCAGGAGCAGCCTGGACGGTTCGGCCCGGCGACTCCTGCGCCCGGCGCCGGGCAGCAGGTGTTGCCGCAGGCCGCACCAACGGCACAGTCGATCCCCAACCCTGCCGCAGCGGGGCCGGTGGCTGAAGGCGGTCCGCCTGGAGATGTGGTTCAGCCAGCGAAGGCCATTAAGAAGGCCCAGGGTCAGATCCCAGTCGGTGCCGGCGGCGTTCCGGAGGAGGGTGTTGAGCCGACGCCTCGCGGAAAGATGCCTTCCCGGTCGGCCCGGGGTGTGGCAACTCCCGAGTCGCAGGCCGCCGAGGACGCGAAGACGCGGGCAGCGGCCGACAAAGAGGCCAAGGCCCGCGAGGATCGCCGGGTGGCGGCCGAAGAGGTCATGGCTCGGCGCGAGGAGCACATCGCCAGGCGCGAGACGCAGGTTGCCGAGCAGCAGGCGCAGGTTGCCGAGCAGCAGGCGCAGCAGATCGGCCAGCAGCAGCAGCTGATCGATCGGCTGATGCAGACACCCCCAGCCGCCGGTGGCGGGTCCGAGGGTGGCACCCGGGCCGCTGGTTTGACCCCGGCGCAGAAGAGGGCCGTTAAAGGTCGGGTCCGGCCGGAGGGGACTTCTGACGAGGACCGTCGTCAGCAGGAACTGGTCCGCCAGATCGACGCCGAGGAAGCTGCGGCGGCGGGCACGGGCGGGGATGGTGTTCCGGCTCCGACCAAAGCCGCCGGGGCTCCGGCTGTACCGCCAGCGCCGCCGACCAAAAAGGGTATCAAGAAGGCCGCGAAGAAAGCTGCACCCGAGGCAGCGGAAGCCGCTCGGGAAGCGCCAGGAACGGGCGGCGGCGAAGCGGAACAGGCTCCCGAGGACATCACCTTGGAGCAGGTCCGGGCCTACGGTGACGCAGACCGGGCCGCCATCGCCGACGTCAAGGATGAAGAATTCCCGGCCCTGACTCCCGAAGAGGCCGCCGACGTTGAGCGCTTGACGTCGGAACAGGAAGAGGTTTACTGGGCCCGGCGGGCGGCGGGTGCTATCCACACCCGGGCGATGCGTGGCCTGGCACCGCAGCCAGGGGCCAGGAAGAAGGCCGCCGCGGCTCGGCTTGCGCCTGGGGCTCGGCGCCGGAACTTCATCGGCCGGCAGGTCCGAGGCGAGCAGCTGAAAGAACTCCGTCCCGGTGACGTGGTCGAGGTTCCTTCCACCCGTGGCGGCAAAGGCGCCCAGCAGAAAACCGTTCGGGCCGTTGATGACGACGGCACCTTGATCTTCACCGACAATGAGCGGTTCGGCCGGGACCGCGGCTCGGTCAAGGTTGTTTCTCAGGGCAAGTTGAAGCCTTCGGCTGCCGCCCAGGGTAAGGCGCGGCGCTTATCCGACCGCGTTGCCGCAGGCCTGAGTACCGACGAGACGATCAAGGCTGTCCGTGACGGCCGGATCACGCCGGAGCAGGCCGCCAATAACCTTGACTCTAAGATCTACGGCTACCGCAAGCAGCAACTGCAGCTGGGCGACAATGCCCCGCCGGAGTTGACACGGGTTATTGACGCCCTGGTGAAGATGCGGGCTGATCTGCGGGGCGAAGGCACCCCATCGGCAGACGAGGCCAAGAAGACCACGGCTGCGGTCAAACGCGCGACCAAGAAGGTCGCCGCGG